GGGGAGTACATACTTTATTTAGTAAAAAACAAACAAAAACTAAATTGAATAAGTGTAGAAACCTATAAAATTTAAACTAATGGCAAATCGTAAGTTAAATGATACGGTATATGACTATGATTTAAATTTAAAAATTGATCTAAACTCATTTGACTCATATAACCAAAATCTAATCTAAAGACATGTTTAAAAACACGCAAATTACCCTGGTGCATGATTTTCAAGTCTAAAACACCATTCTTCTTTAACTTCAAAACTCTTTCGTAACCACCTATAAAATACTCAAAGAAGCTAACAAACTTAGGTTGACTAACACCTCCTAATACATAGTAAGAAAATAATCTAGTGAAAGCTACATTAGCAGAATTGACATGACTTTCAGGATACAAACAGTGTTTGAAGATATCTAGTTCACCTTTATCTAAACGATTTAAATTTAATTTATATCCAATGAAAGACCTATCGTTAGTATTTCCAGGTGGAGTAACGGTACATTTATCCGGGTGCAATTCCATATCGAAAAGTTTCTTGGCATAAAAAGACATCTTCTCAAGATCGGGTGATGAAAAGGTTTTAAATGAATAATCGTCTCCAACAATTCGTTCATCGAAATGATGTCCTTCTTTTTCCATAAGGTACTTGATGGTTCCTTGAACAACGTAATTAGCCATCGAATTCATCAACAGTGTCAGTAGAGTTCCTGTAGGAATACCAGCTGTTCGTTGAAGAATGAAGCCATTTGGCAAAGCCACTGCGCCACCACAATAGTCATCGATTAATCTATCATATAAATCAGAATCCACATCGTCATCGAATTTGTATAGTCGTTTGATAACTTTTAAAATATCTTCGAGGACAAATCGACTGCGAAAAGAATCCCATGAAGAGAAATCGGTATTAACGAACCAAGCTTCATCGTCAGATTGTAAATATTGTCTTAGTCTATTGATAGTCTGTTTACCAGTTAAAATCAAATTTTTGAATCTCTCATTATTAAACATAAAATCATAGATATTACGAAACATGTAATTTTCTAAAATAGTTGTAGTATAAGGAGTAACCCAAACGGGACGAGACTTATTTTGATCAGTAGGTGAAAGATGACCACGCATAGCGAATTTGTAAGGCACTAAATCCCAATAACCGTAGCGAAGGTATTGACGACGTTGGCGTGCAAGACGTAAAGCT